ATTTTTAGGAGCTCGGCCGATTACACCATCGCCGAACAAAATTTCATATGTGTCATTCTCTGCGGCCTGTAAAAAGAACACTTTATCAGAAGCACTGATACCGAACAGTGAATCTCTTACTTCATAAGTCAGTGTTTCAGCACCGTTATCTTCGATAATAATAACTTTGATGCTGTTCGTATCAACAGTCTTATTAGTAATTAGATATCGTACTGGATTATTATTGTTAGTTACGTAAGAATCTTGTACGTAATCACCTTCATAGAGAATCACATTATTTGCTACAAACTGATTTGCTGTTGTAGTGCTGCTCGCTGTTACATTCTCCTGAGTAGTGAACGTAAAGTTTTGGTTGTTAGATCGACCTGTAAAAGTAGTACCACGCGGAATTACAATAGATGCTGTCTGCGTGTCAGTTCCTGGCAATGTGAGAGTTAGATCTACAGTCGCCTGTGCTGATCTGAATGAACGTGGTAGATAGTTTAATTCTTTTGCGTGTGATACAATAGAGTCTCGCAATAAAGCTGAATCTAAAAACATCTCGTTAGCTAACATATTCAAATAGAAACCGTTGAGGTTTGTATTGTATGCTAGAATATCGAGCAAGACACTGATGTTCGATGAATCAAAGTCGTAGTCTTTGAATAGATCCTGCCCTTCTAAATACGTTTTTAGATTGGCTTTGACTGTTGCAAAGTCTAGAGTTGTGAGATCGTTGCTTGTTGTAGCCATTTTATCTTACTCTATAAAGTGTGATGTCTAGATTTTGATTAGTTTCAGCAGTGGTTACTGCAAATTCTATATTGACGTTTATTTCTGCTCTTTCTTCATTTGCTGTAACTGTAATTTCGATGACTCTTACACGTGGTTCATTATTTCGTATCATCTCTTCGATGTGTCTTTTGATTTCTCGAGTTACATTGACAGGTTCGAGATTCTCAAATAACCATCGTCTTATGTTACCCCCAAATTCAGGATCACGTAG